GGTGAGCTGCGGCGCTGGGCGTCACAGCATTTGAATATCGAAATCGGGCTGGCGCTTCACAGTGACCGCTGGGCCGGTGCCGACTTCTGGGAGGCTCAAGCCAAGGACACAGGCCTGACGCTAGACGAGCTGCTAGACCGCTCTGAAGTGGTAGACATCGGCATCGACGGCGGCGGTTTGGATGACCTGCTTGGCCTGGCCGTTATTGGACGCGACACAGAAACACGTGAATGGCTGACGTGGACGCACGCATGGGCGCATCCGTCCGTGCTGGCTAGGCGTAAAGACGTGGCTTCGCGTCTGCATGACTTCGCCCGCGATGGCGATCTGACACTGGTCAAGCACATCGGCGACGACGTTGCGGAGGTCGCCAGCATCTGCGCACTGGTTGAGGCTCGCGGGCTGCTGGACAAGATCGGCTGCGACCCGGCCGGGCTGGGTGGCATCATCGACGCACTGGCTGAAGCAGAATTGCCGGAAGAGAAAATAATCGGCGTGTCGCAAGGCTGGAAAATGACCGGCGCCATCAAGACCGCAGAACGCAAGCTTGCCGAAGGCGTCATGGTTCACGGAGGCCAGCCGCTGATGAACTGGTGCGTTGGCAACGCCAAGGTAGAGCCACGCGGCAACGCGGTAATCATCACCAAGCAGGCAGCAGGATCAGCAAAAATTGACCCGCTGATGGCGCTATTCAATGCCGTCACGCTGCTTTCGCTGAACCCTGAAACGCAGAACATTAACGATTTTCTCAATGCACCAATCTCTGGATAACTCATGAATCGACTTGTCACCTCACTGCTCGGCTGGTTTGGCTGGGGCGGGGCGCTGGGTGAGCAATCCGGCAGGCAGGTCAGCGGGGCCAGTGGTTCATTGATCCCCGGCACGCAGGCGCTGGCGCCCGATGGCGCATTGCAGCTATCGACCGTATGGGCCTGCGTCAGCCTGATCGCCAACATCATAGCCAGCCTGCCGCTGTTTGTTTACACCCGGTCCGATAAAGGCCAGCGTGAGCTGGCGCGCGATTCGCTGCTGTGGCAAATCCTGCACGACTCGCCAAACTCGCGCATGACGCCGATGGAATTCTGGGTGGCGCTGCTGCTTAACCTGCTGCTGCGCGGCAATGCGTACGCTCGAATTGAGCGCAACGACATCGGCGATGCTGTCGCACTCTGGCCAATGGCATCGGATCAAGTAGAGCCGTGGATGCTGCCGGATGGCACGCTAGTCTACAAATACACCGTCGGCAGTAATGTCGCCGTTCTGTCGTCTGAAAATGTGCTGCACATTAAAGGCATGGGCAACGGCACCACCGGGCTGGATCGCCTGGATTACATGCGCGCCAGCACCAACGAAGCGGCCAACGCTCAGGGCGCTGCCAATGCCATGTTTGCCAACCACGGCAAGCCTAGCGGCATCCTGATGATTGACCGGGTGCTCAACAAAGAACAGCGGTCCGCAATCAAGTCGAACTTTCAGGAAATGGCAGAAGGCGGAACCAGCCGGCTTTACTTGCTGGAAGCAGACACGAAATACCAGCAGCTGAACCTATCCCCTGCTGATCAGCAGTTGCTTGAAACGCGAAAATTCACCGTTGAAGAATTGTGCCGCTGGTTCGGCGTGCCGCCGGTACTGGTCGGGCATAGCAACGTCACCGCATGGGGGTCTGGCATCGAGCAGCTAATCGACGGCTTCCACAAGCTGGTTATTGGCCCGATGGTGGTTAACCTGCAGCAGGCCATTGCCAAACGTGTTTTGACCCCGGCACAGCGCGCCAGATTGAGTGTCGAATTTAGCCTTGATGCACTGCTGCGAGCCAGCCTGAAAGACAGGATGGACCTTTACGCGAAAGCCGTTCAAAACGGCCTGAAAACCCGCAACGAATGCCGCCAACTGGAAAACGACCCACCAGTTACCGGTGGCGACCAGTTGACCGCTCAGACAAACCTAGCGCCGCTGGACATGCTCGGAAAAATTCAAGGAGGCGGCAATGCTGCTCAAGAAAACGCTATCTCTCAGTGATTGCCAGATCAAGCTGGAGGGCGACGGCGGCAAGTTCGCCGGCTACGCCAGTGTCTTCGGCGGGGTAGACAGCTACGGCGACACCATCTTGCGCGGTGCGTTTGAATCCACTTTGCGCAACAACGGCAAGCCCAAGATGTTTTACGGCCACCAGTGGGATATCCCCATCGGAAAGTGGCTCAAGGCAAAAGAGGACGAGCACGGCCTATATGTGGAAGGCGAATTGACGCCGGGGCTGAGCAAGGCTGCCGACGTACACGCCGCACTTAAACACGGCACGCTCGACGGCCTCAGCATCGGCGGCTATCTGAAAAAAGGCGATTGGGAAGATGGCGCTGACGGAGGCCGCATTATCCGTAAGTGGTCAAGCCTGGTTGAGGTATCGCCGGTGGTATTCCCTGCCGACAGTGCCGCGCGCATTGATCTGGGCAGCGTTAAAAGCGCCGAACTGGAAGAGTCAATCGGCGAGCTGGAAACCATACGAGATTTTGAGCGCTTCCTGCGGGATGCAGGCGGCCTCAGTAAAGGGTTGGCCGAAGCGCTGGTCAGCCGCGCCAAGCTGATATTTGTCCAGGGGGAGCCTGAGCCGAAGCCAGCCGACGCGAAAGCAATGCAGGAACTGCAGGCAATGCTGCAGCGAATGCAAGCGCGAATCCCGCTGTAACCCACCCTTTATCAAAAACAAAGCCCGCCACCGTGCGGGCTTTTTGCATTTATGGAGCAACAACATGAGCGATATTGCAGCAGTAATGAAGGCATGCGAGGCCATCGAAGCGCAACTGGTTAAATTTGCCGACAAGACAGAGGCCGAACTGAAAAACGCCGGCAGCACATCTGCCGATACCAAAGCAGCGGTTGACGGCCTGTCGATCAAGCAGCGCGAACTGGCTGACCGCATTTTGCAGATCGAGCAAAAATCCACGCAAAAGCAGGACGAAAAGCCGGCCGCAGATAGCTGGGGCGAGCAGTTCATCAAATCGGCTCGTTATGGCGATTTTGCTGGCGGCAACCTGAACAAGTTGCGCGTCGAGGTGAAAAACACCCTGACCGGTTCCGACACTACCGTCGCCCCGCAGCGGAATGCCGGCATCGTCGCTGGCGCGTTCCAGCCGTTCAGCATGGAAGCGCTGCTGCCAAGCACCAACACCAGCAGCAATGCCATCGAGTTCACCCGCGAAAACGCCTTCACCAACAACGCAGCAGAAGCTGCCGAAGGTGCGCAGAAAGCTGAGTCGTCGCTGACGTGGACGCTGGTGAACATGCCGGTATCGACAGTTGCGCACTGGATCAAGATTTCCAAGCAACTGGCAGCCGACGCCCCGGCACTGGCCGCCTACGTTGACACCCGCATGCGCTACGGCGTCAACCAGAAGGTAGATATCCAGCTGGTAGTGGGTGACGGCACTGCGCCGAATATCTCCGGCACCTACGACACAGGCAACTACACCGCCCACGGCTACGCCAATGCCGCGCTCGGCTCGACGCTAAAAAAACTGGTACTGATCCGCAAAATCATGGCCGATTTGTACGCAGCGGGCTACCCGGCAGATGCAATCGTCCTCAACCCTGCAGATTGGGCCACCATCGAAATCGAGCTGTTCACCACTGCTGCCGGCCAGACCCTGTATTCGGTCAACGAGGCTGGCCAGGCGCGTCTGTTCGGCATCCCGGTGATCCAGGCGCTGGGCATGGCGGCAGACACCTTCCAGGTAGGTCGCTTCAGCGAGGCCTACATGATCTACAACCGCGAAGGCGTGGTGGTGGAAATGAGTGATTCGGATGGGGATAACTTTCAGAAAAATCTTGTAACTCTCAGAGCCGAACGTCGCCTCGCACTCGCCACAGAGAAACCTGCTGCAGTACGAGGTGGGGATCTCACGCCCGCGTAGTTTTGATGTAACTAGTTGGCGGCTTAATCGCTGACTGATGCCCCGGCCTGAAAACGGCCGGGGATCGCTGGAGACAATCATGGAAACAGTGCAAATCCGCATCACCAGCACGGTGGTAACGGCGCCATACGGCACGCTCATGCCCGGCACCATCCTGCGCACCAGCACGGCCTATGCCAAGCATCTGGTCGAAGAGGCCAGCGCCGCAAAATACCTGACTAATGCCGAGCCCGTGTCGCTGAAGCAGGAAGAACCCGCGCCGGAGCCCGTGGCAGAGCAGGAAAAGCCGGCCAAGCGTAAAAAATCCGCAGAGCAAGATGCTGCGCCTGTTGAACCGGAGCCGGTATCCGCCGAAGCAACCGTCGCAGAAACCGCAGAAACCCAATCGCAGTAAGGAAAAGCAAACATGACCATCCGCATGCTTCAAGCCTGGAACGGCTACCCGCAACAAGCCGTTGTATCGATGTCATCCAGCGAGGAAAACCGTCTCGTCGGATTGGGCATTGCCAGTTTTGATCTGGATGGCCCGGCAGAGAATCTGCGCATGGCCCAGCTGGCGACGGATGCGGGGGGGAATGCCCTACATATCAGTGCATCCGACTCTGTAGCGGCGACGGTGGGGTTTGATGTCGCTGTATATGGCGCCACGCCTGCCGGTGTTGCCGCGGCAGTTGCAGCATCTCGCCAGAACAAACGGGTGTTGCTCATCTCTGAAAATGAACGCATCGGCGGCATGGTTGGATGGGGCATTACTTTTCAGGATGTGGTGGTTGAAACATCGCCGTCCGCCATCGTTAATTTCCCCCGCGAATATTTCTCGCGGGTGGCCGCAAAAGAGACCTTCGGCGCCAGGAACCACCAGCGATTCCATCGCTTGAGCTATGCCGGCATGCCAAGCTGGTTTATCCGTGCGTTTGGCGAAATCGTTGCAGCCGAGCGGAATATTTCCGT